GGCAGAGCCGTAAGCCTTGACCGTGGCAGAGCCGCAAGCAAATGATTTAGCATTAGAGGTGTGTTCTTTTCTTGTGTAAATGCCAGCTTCGGTTAATTCCTCCTCAGTAAAGTTTTTTTCTAGGTAATTTGCGTCAATCATCTTGGACGTACTCAAGACCCAATACCAATTATCGGTTATCGCTTTCAGCAAGTCTTGTTTGCTTTTTGCGTTTAACCCCATACTGTATCCATCTTGGCAAGCGTGATGTTTTTTAGCCCGTTCAAGCAGATCTTCTTTTAATTCTTCGAATGTCTTCATTTTTTATCGTTTATTAGTTTAATGATATCTTTTCTTATCTCTATCAATTCTTCTTTGCTAAGTGTCTTTAATTCGTCTAGGATATCGTCCTTCCTAGATCGGTTCGGTCTTGATGGGGCTTGCGCCACGTATAGTACTCCGAAATCATTTTTCTGACTCATAAGTCATTATAACTATTTGGTGTACCACAATAAAGATTGATATGATCGCTAGGATCAAGAGGTGAATATTGAGAGGTTTTTCGTACCACTCAAATATTGACACTATTGACATTAGCCCTAGTACGGTAGCTGCAATCATCCTTAGCGAGAAGATGATAATGCTCTTTATGGCCCGGAATATCTTCCAGAACCATGCTTGGTTTCTCTTTATCATATATATTGTTGTTTTTAAAAATCGGAAGAAAGGCCTCATATCCTCACGGACGGAGACCTGCGTTGCAATTGTGACTGATTTTCTAATTGAATAAGCACCCCTAGGGGTGAAACGTGCTCCCTGCCGGGCTTGAACCGGCGACCCTAAAGGCTCTGACCAACTGAGCTAAGGGAGCGTTTGCCGGGGAATCCCACCCCGGCACAGTTTAAGTAAAAACTAATATTCCCTAATTGCCTGCCTCACGGCGGTATAAGGTTTTGGTTGAAGTGTATAATAATTAGCAATGTGATTTAAGCGTGGTAGCCGGGGGAACTCGAACCCCCTGTAACCCTGAATAATAATATGAATTTATTATGGTTCGCTACCTGCCCTAGCCATTTCCTAGGGTGGAATTCTTCTTTCTTTCATGTGATTAACTTGGTTATTAATAGGTCTATCGGTTTTATTCATTTTCTTCCTCTATTGTATCATCCAATAACTTATCGATAGCCATGATAACCTTATCCGGCAACTCCTTGGCGGTATCATTAGACTTGAGATATTCTATAGTTCCGCCTATTCCGATAATCATCAGCATATCCCTTTTAGAGGGGATGAACACTAGCAAAAAAATAGGGATTGATATATAGGCGGCACATTTGATAGCCTTGTCCTTAAACTTGGAATCGTTTTCAAAGTCATCTTCAATAAACCATCCGAGAATATATATGGAAGTTAATATTCCCAAGATAAATACTGCGATTATCGCCAACGTTTGTATGGCATCTAGCCTTGTGATCCAATAAATCTCATTCATGTTGTTATTATTTTAAATGTTCGCTCCCCCACAACCTCCAACGGTTTCGAACCCGAATGATAACGGGTGGGGGGAATTTTTATTTATAAGTAGATTCTTCCGGCTTATGCGTCACAGGTGCGATAAGACCATAAGCCGGAAGACTTGTTAATGTGGTCTCGTCTTTTTGGAAAAAAACCTTTCCTGAGCGAGCTTTACGTCCACTAGGATATATTTACCATTTTGTTTTATGGCATCCCCGAAAATCCCCTTCTTCTTGTATCTCGCTATGGTGGATGTACTTACTTGGAGCAATTTCGCCAAGGAATCTAGTCCCCTAACGTATTTCCGGGATGGATCTTCTTCTTTTTGGGTGGCTAGCCTTGATATGATCAAGTCCGCTAGTTGTCCGGCTGTCACTTGGGTTGCCGGTAATTCCGCTATATTCTCCATATTATTATTGTTATAATGTTATATTCCTCCCTCTACAGCCTCTAAAAGCCCTAGAGGATATCTCTATTTTAGCCACGGACCGACATCTTTGCCTTGTCCTTCTCATTTCCAGATGTGAGTCGGCGCAAAGGACAAGCAGCAATACGCACGCCACGGCTGAATGAACCATCTGTTGTATATTTACGTTAGCCTTTATATCGCACAGTCTCTCGCATAGCTTTATGGCCAATTCCCTCCCGTTCCTTACGCCAAGTATCTCGAAAGCCGTCCTTAGCTGGTTTATGATCGTATGCAACGACCTGTGTTTTTTCTCGGCTATTTCTTTTTTTTCGAATCCCACGGCGTAATACTGGGCCGTGTAATCACATTCCTCGGTTAACTCGGTGAATACCCTTTCCATGACTCTTTACTTTATTCGTATAATGGACGTGAATCCCGGATATACGGCCTCTGATACTCTAAACTTGATATCCTGTATGCCTTTGAGCTCATTGCTCAACCGGGCGTATTTATTGCGTCTGGATGCTTCTGACTTGATGCCGTTATGTCGGCTGGGATCATATGGTACCTTATATATATCCCCGACTTTCATCCTATCAAAAAGGCTTGTAGTCTTGTAATTTTCATCAATAATTATCTCTTTTTCCATATTTGTTTGTTTAAAATATTTGTGCTCCAGTAATGTTTTACCATTTGATACTTAACCGAATCGAGACGGTCTGGAGCTTTTATAGTTGATTACTGCGCAAGGACTTCCAACCTTGCGATATATTTCGGCATCCCTGCGTAAATCCCGGCGTTTCCGCTATTACGCTCTCATGCCTTATGTCTTTATATCCTTTCGTTTTAACCCCCTTTCGGCGGGTACTAAGGTGGAAACATGTTATAGAACTCATTTTAACACGTATATGCTATTGCACTTTACTTTTTAGTAACGTACCTTTGTAGCGTTACACTGTGCAAATATAAAGAATTAGTCTTTATGTTTTCTTTATTTGGATGGTTTATTCTTTATTTCAACTTTATTTAGCTTTATGACAGGGAAAGATGTAAGAGAAATGTTATTGAACAACGGTGTTGTTTTGACAGACTTAGCAAAAAAATTAGGCATTACAGCTCAAACATTAAATAGTCGTCTTAATGCTAAGTATTTTAAAGATGAATATCTAAATGAAATATCAGGTATTACAGGTATATCATTCGATATGGATAAGTCTTTGGCTAATGACAATCTTTTGAGAATTATTGAAAGTCAACAAAAGACTATAGAATATCTTTCTCGTACCATAGAGAATTTAACCAACAAATAAAGATCGCTTTGATACGTTCGTGCTATTGATCCTTAAACTAAGGTTGCGTATCTTTATAACGTTTTGATGATGCAAATATACAGAAAATAACTGTATGCAAAAGTTTCCGTGCAGTTATTTTCTGTGTATAAACATTGTTTAACATTGTTGCCTTGTGTGGCTAAATACTAGTAAGTATGGAATTGAAGAAGTTTGTTAGTGAGACATTGAAAGAGATAATAGCTGGCGTTAAGGATGCTCAGGAGTTTGCGGCAAAAAATGATGCTTGTATAAACCCTAATCAATTTGGGACTCTTGTAACGCCAAAGAATATATTGGATATGGGGGATGGTACTGTATCTATTGTTCAGCCTGTTCAGTTCGATGTGTGTGTTACATATTCTAAAAAGGAATCTGGAAGATTAGGGATAGAAATAGTATCTGGAGGTAGAGAATGTATAAATGGGGCAGAAAGTAGGATAAAATTTTCTGTAGCAGTCTCTCTTCCAAGGATGAAACCTAATTATTCCACCAGTGATCCTGATTTTGGGATTTTAGAAGGTGATAAAAGAAAGTGACAGCAAATATTATTGCTATGATAATAAGGATGATATATAATATTCCGATCGTATATACCAACTCTTTAATGTGTAGCATTTCGAGGTACTGTATGATTTCTTCCATGATAAATAAAACGACTGCTCCAAAGTTGCGGTTTGAAGTGAAGTCGCCAATATATTCCCTTGCGGGAGATTATTAATCTGTATGGTATCATCCGCAACTTGATACGATACAAATATACAGAATATTACTGTGTATGCAAAATATTGAATAGATATGATGGGGCCTAAAGAAATTTTGGAATGTATATTATCTAAGGAAGGAATAACTTATGCTCAACTTTCAAAGGATATGGGTTTATCAAGACCTCAATCTCTTTATGACATAAGAGATGGTAAAGTTAAAAGAATAAGTGAGAATTATGCTTCTAAGATATTGAATGCGTATCCTCATTATAATAGGGTGTGGCTTCTTACAGGTGAAGGCGATATGCTAACCTCTGACGTTTCACCCGCACGATCAGTGGATATCCCGGAAGAAATAGTTGACGGCTTTAATCCAAGGGAACTGCTAGATATCATACATGATCTAACGGCGCAAGGCAAGCAAAACGCGGAGGCGAACGAGAGGAACAGCCGGAATATCGAGAAACTCATAGGCCTGTTGGCCGAGTCGTTGAAGCAAGAGAGAGACGAGAGGTCTGGGAACCGGCAAGGAGAGAAAGATTCTGCTTAATAACATGTGGGCGTTGTAAAACAAACTTTTTCGCTGTACTGTTTAATTATTACCTTAAAAAATCTAATTAATATGGTTGGCGATTATGACGATAGAGTAGAGCAGATTATTCGTTTGACGGAAGATTTGTTTTTAGAGAAAAGAAAAGTGGTAATGACGGTAAGAGTGTATAACCGTGGTATAGCGAATCCTGAGATATCCAAGCGATGCCTTTATGTCAAACGTAGGAATGTTGATTCGAGCGAATTTTCAACATAGAGATATTAAATATGATAATAAGTCAAATAGACCAATAAAACACGCCCGTGTCAGAAAAAACACGGGCGTTATACTTTTTATATGCGAAAAATCGAACAATAGACTAGGCCTTAGCTATATTGGTTTATGGAGAGATATGTGTTGAAAACGTGTGTTTTATGCTCTTATTTTGAATTTATTGATATTTTTTTGAGATTTTATTATTTTGCTGTGTGCTAATCACGTATCTTTGTAACGTAATAAAATATCATTATTTAAGTATGAAAGCTGATTTAACAGTACATTCAATGTCTCGAAAATCGAATGTGAGAGCTTCTAAGCTTAGATCCAAGGCTGATAGGATGGGTTGGAAACCTATTTCATCTCGTTCTAAGAGATGCGTGATGTTTTCGATGGGAGAGGGGAATATTGTTGACAGAAAGAAATATGTCGTAGGTAGAGAACGTCCTTGTCGTATTGTTCCATAAGTATTATGTTAGAGAGTATTCATCCTTACGAATTAAAATATATACAAAAGGAGAAACCGAAAAGTCGTGATGCTTTTGATTTTTGTCTTGTCTATTCTTTTTTTACAAAAACTGATCCAGAAAGAATTAAGTATATCGTTAGGGCTGAATTTCATGAGGATGTAATAGCTATAAAGTTTTATGCGGCCAAGAATAGTAAAAGTGAGAATAAGTATCATTTAATATTGGATAAAAATAGATATAGGGGTACATTATGTATTTTAATGACATGTGTCAACCTTATCCCAATGCTGCTTAAGGATTATCCTTCCTCCTCTTTTATTATAAAAGCTTCTAATACTATAGATATCAAAAGTAAAAAGGAGGAGGATGATTCAGTCAACCAAAGATTTAGAATATATCGATGGCTTTTTTCAGAGACTATAGGAGATCAGACGTTTGAGCATATTGAATATAAAGATGTAAGCGTGTACCTATTAGTTAACAAGAGTAATAAGGACATAGATTCTAAAAAAAAGAATATCGAGAAATTGTTTCTTACTAGATATGTGGTTAGTGAAAAATCGGAGATACCATCATGAATATGTCTTTTAACCTATCAAATAATTATATTGCTACAAATTATATCTTATCGAACTTGCTCATCTCGTCCTCCTTCAGCTTGTCCACTATATGAGTGTAAGGTTTCATGGCCTTGAGGTCGTTGTGTCCTGTCCATCTCATGATGACTTGAGGGGGGATGCCTAGCATAAGGGCGTTGACGACAAACGTCTTCCTTGCGACATGGGTAGTAAGCCGTTCCCACTTGTGGAATGTCTGCTGTATTCGCTTGTTGCCCTCGTACCATACCTCGGTTATCTCGGAGTCCAGCTCCGCCATCTTGCCGAGATCCTTTAGATGCATGTTGTATTTCTGATTGGACAAGACCGGCAGCGCCTTCCCGTTCTTGAGCTCGATGTCTTCGTATTTCTCAAGTATTGATTTGCTGTACTTGTTCAACTCGATCTGTATGTTGTCGCTGTCCTTCTGTGTCACGATGTCAATCTTCCCGTTAATGATATCCGTCTTCCTTAAGTTATATACGTCGGAGTAACGGAGACCGGTGAAGCAGCAGAAGCAGAATACGTCACGGACGGTGGATAACGTCCCTTCCTTTATATACATATTATATATACGCATCAGTTCCTCCCATGTCAAGTATATGACTTTCTTCAGCTCGAAGTTCGCCCCTTTAAGCCTTGGGCTGAACCTTCGATAGTCCTTTCTCGTGTTGTATCCCTTGTCGTCGGCCCATAAAAGGAATTGCCTTATGAAGTGGAGGTACTTGTTCAACGTGGTATTCCTTATACCCTTGTATTCCCTTAAGAACTCTACGAAGTCTTGCAAGGTATCCTCCGACAGGTCATCGAACTTGATCTGTGGATTGAACTCCTCCAGAAGGTGCATGATCGAGTTATGTTTGTAGTGCGATGTCTTCGTCCATGCGTTCTGCCTCCCTACCGTATCGATAAACTCCTTGTAGATATCGAACAGGGATATCGGCTTCCTCTCTTCCTCTTTTACCCGGCCTGTCGCAACCTTGAACTTTTCCTTGATATCGTTGGCGCTAGGCATCTCGCCCTCTCTCTCGTATTGGCGGAATATGTTTTGCAATGTGGCACGTATATCGTCAAGATCGGAATTTATCTCGGAAGAGCTTTCCCCGGCCTTGTTGAAGCATCCGTTTTTAACGATGCCCTTCTCCGGGACGAACTTGCTTGCGTCTATCCTATGCCCCGTGAAAAACGTTATCCTGTTCCGGTTGAACGTAACCATGCATCGGATAGGTACGTTCTTTACGATCAATAACCCATCCTTCTTCCTTTTCTCTACGTCAAACGTTATGCTCCTCTTTATTTCCATGATAAAAACGTGTTGCGTGTAACTACGCGAATTTACACGCAAAAAACATGACATCATATGACATAACATGATATTTAGTGACTGTTTAAAAACACATGAAATCGTTGAACATGAGCGCATATGATATTGTTTGATAATGTATGACAGTATAAGTTATGGTCTCTCCATCTCCACAATAGCCTTGGTAATCTGCTGATTGTCAAGGCTATTTTTGTTTCTACACGTAAAAATACACGTAAAAGGCGTTTTTTTATAGGATTTTTGATGTCTTAATTCTCCATCGTGACAAATATAACGTTTTTCCTTCTCAACTCCCAATTATGATCAATAACATATTTTATGGATACAGCTTGGCTACCATGTATATTATTCACTATATTTGCGGGACAGGTGCGTAACTTAAAGTTACGAAAATATGTTTTCAAATATTTTTGAGCTCAAATCCATTCGTGAGCAAAAGTACAGACTCTCTGAGCGTGAATCGGAGATCGCTAAACCTGTGTTAACCGACTTGGGTATGATCGATACCCTATATGAGTGGTTCAAGGAGATAGCCCTCGGAGGAAAGCCAATCCCTAAAGGGAATGTACCGCAAAGGAAAAAATTCATATTCATAATATTATATCTTTATTCTCCTATGACCTTGGCTGGCGGTAAGATGAAGGCTGGGTTGAGGGAAAAACTAGGGAACGTGCTAGGGATTAAGGAGAAGACAGTCGTTTCCAACAATATCAATGGCATAGTTTTTTCTTATCAATTGTATAAGTACTTTAGGCAAGATATAGAGCGTATTTTCTCTGAGATATCGGTTCGGCTGGGTAAGACCAAATAAATTTTGTGGTTTTTTAGGGGTAATTCGTGACATTCTACCTGTTGTCACGAATCGCCCTTTCTTTATTTATGACCATAAATATCGATGACATAACTTTGGTCTTGATCTTTATTCAAGGCAAAGACATGAAATTGACAATCAAGCAAGAGAAGTTCTGTAATTATTACTTGGAATCAGGCAATGCTTCCGAGGCGTATAGGCGTGCTTATTCTTGCGAGAATATGAGACCCGAGACTATTAATATAAGGGCTTGCGAGCTTCTAGCCAACGGTAAGATAGCGGTAAGGGTAAAAGAGTTGCAAGCTGATTTACAAAGAAGATCGGATATAACCAAAGACGAGGCTATTGATATCCTTAAGAATATAGCACGGGCCAATGTCGTGGATATGTTGCAAATCAAGAGGGGAAAGAACTATGTGATCTTCTTGATAAAAGATTTGTCTAAACTGCCTTTGTCTTTCCAATTAGCTATCCAATCGGTCAAAAGTACGGATAAGGGCTTTGAGGTAAAGATGTATTCCAAGATAGACGCTTTGGATCGCCTTTCGAAGATGATGGGATGGGATGCGCCTGTCAAATCGGAGGTCAATATAGATGGCGAGGATAAATCCATAACTATTCAGGTTATTGACAAGAGGGAGGACGTTATCAATGGTGATACAGACGACTAGGATATATACGGAGGTACAGGGCGCTTTGGATAGCGGTTATAAGATCATATCTGCCCAAGGATCTTCAAGGAGCAGTAAAACTTATAACATATTGATATTCCTTATAGCGTATATCCTTCATAACCCTAAGCTGTCTCTATCTATCGTGAGGAAGACATTGCCGGCGCTGAAGGGATCTGTTTTCCGGGATTTCAAGGAAATCATGATCGATAAGTTCCGTATATGGGATAATAGGAGCATGAACAAGTCGGAGATGGTTTACTCGTTCCCAAATGGATCATTCGTGGAGTTCTTTTCCACGGATGATGAGCAGAAGATAAGAGGAAGGAAACGTGATATACTTTATTGTAACGAGGGAAATGAGATATCTTATCTTGAGTGGCAGCAACTGGTGATGCGTACCACTCTTTTCTCTGTCATTGATTATAACCCGTCGTTCAGTGACGAGCACTGGATTTGCGATCTAAACAATGACCCTAGGACGTATCATTTTATATCCACTTATAAGGACAATCCTTTTTTAGAGCAAACAATCATCGATGAGATAGAGTCATTGAAGAATAAGAATAAGGTGCTTTGGGCGGTTTATGGGTTAGGGCAGCGGGCGATGGCCGAAGGGTTGGTGTTCCCTGATTTCGAGATCGTGGACGAGTTCCCTTCCTATGCCAAGCATGTGGCGTTAGGGCTTGACTTTGGATATAGCTATGACCCTACCGCTATAGTTAGATGCGGACTGGTTGATGATAGGTTATATCTTGACGAGAAATGTTACCGTACCCATATGTTAACCAAGGAGATTATTAAGGTATTGAAAGACCTTGGCTTGGTGGTTTACGCTGACAGCGCCGATCCAAGGCTTATACAAGAAATATCAAATGCGGGGATAATCATATACCCTGCGGACAAGTACAAGGGATCTGTTATGGGAGGTATTATCAAGATGATGGAGTATAAGATTTGTGTCACCAAGAGATCTTTAAACTTGATAAAAGAGCTTAGGAACTATGTATACGCCCAAAACAAGGACGGTAAATTTATCAATGAGCCTATTGACGGGTATAACCATCTTATCGACGGGGCACGTTATTGGACGATAGGCAAGCTTCTAGGAAAAGTATTAACAACAAGACTGTACTCGAAGGAGGAGTTAGGATTTTAACATGAATTACATAGACGCTATATTTCAGGTTTTCCAAAACAAGATATTGAACTCGTTGGGAGTGGAGAGGGACTTTGTCAGCCTTATCAAGGATAGGGATATAAGCCGGGCCATGTCAATGATGCAATGCCGGGACAGGGATGTTTCCCAATCGATCTTGGAGTATAACCCGGAATCCCATGAGGTTAATAAACGTCCTAATAAGCACAGGAAAAATCAAGAGCCGTATATTACGGAGAAATTGCCAAGAAGAAGGCAAGCGTATATAAATGAGGTCGAGTTGTTTTTTCTCCTCGGGCAGCCTATCTTGTGGAAAGCTGTATCGGATGATACGGATAAGGCTTTCAGAGCATTCGGTGATTTTCTCCGTGATACTCGATTCAACACGACAATCCGGGAGGCCAAGCGTTTGGCTGGGGCGGAGACGGAGAGCGCTAAGGTTTATCATATATACAGGGAAAATGGTATGCCCCAAGTAAAGGTTAAGGTTATATCCAAGTCAAAAGGATATACATTGCGGCCTTTATTTGATCAATGGGATAACATGATAGCTTTTGGTTATGGATATACGTTGCTTGAGGGCGATAAGTCCGTAGAGCATTTTGATATAGAGACCCCGGAATACATCTATCGATGCAAGAGAGCGGATATCGGATGGGATGTTACGCCATTGCTTAATCCTTCGGGTAAAATAAATGTTATCTACTATCGTCAAAACAAGGCATGGTATGGGGTGCAAAAGCGTATAGACAGAGAGGAAGCGGTTGATAGCAAGGCGGCGGATTCCAATAATTATTTCTCCGATCCAAAATTGAAATTAACCGCTGATGTCATTCAGAGCATAGTAGGGGGAGGATCTAATATGGTAGGAGAGGTTATCACCATGTCCGATAAGGATAAAAGCGCTGCCGAGTACCTAGTTCCGCCCGATTATTCCACGATGAAAGAGGCGGAGAAAAAAGACCTGTCATCAAGCATACTATTCGATACGTTCACCCCGGATTTCAGTTATGAGAACATGAAGGGGCTTGGGACATTATCCGGGGAGGCATTGAAAAGGGCCTTGGCCCTTGGATACATGAAAAGGGATAACTTGAAAGAGATATATGATATATTAATAGACCGTGAGAAGAATCTTATATTGGCTATCATGATGAACGTAACTCATATCGGCATGAGAGAGGAGTTAAGCAGGCTCGACCTGCAACATGAGTTCTCCGAGCCTTTCGCCGAGGATAAGGATAAGAGAATAGATATGATAGCGAAACTCTATGATTCAGGATTGGTGTCCCTTCAAACGGCGGTAGATATGCTGTCCTTGACTGATAAGCCGGAGGAGGAGATTCGACGGATATTAGAGGAGAAGCGGGAAAAGACGCAAGCTCCGGATGATTCCACTCAAGAATAAGACCGGTTTAAGTCGTACCTTGATATCATTAAATTTAATGGGCGTGGTTATTTTATAGCCATGCCCTATTGTTTTTGTGACAATCGGTCTATTGTCATGTATATAACCCGTTTTTATTTTATTACAAGCTTATGTATCAATACTTTTATGCGAAAAATAAAAGTAATAGCATGAAAGAGAAGATTTTCCAGCAGTTAAAACAGAAGTATTCAAATCTTGGGTTAACGGAGGATGTTTTGAGGTCCGTGGCAGAATCACTGGGGTCCACTGGCCTGATTACGGACGATAATCTTGAAACTGCGGTAGCAGGGCAAGAGTCAATGTTGAAATCTTACCAGAGTTCCTTGGATAAGGTGCGAACTGAAAGCGCAAATTACAAGAAGGAATTGGAAGAGTTGAGAGGCAAGGGGGGCGGCCAGCAACAGCAACCAGATAAAAACGAGGAACCGGATTGGTTCAAGAAGTATCGTGAGGAGCAGGACGAGAAAATCCGGCTCTTGACCTCCGAGAATGATAAAGCTAAAAAGGAGAAAGCACGTGCTGAAAGACACAATCTGATCCTTGACAAGGCCAAGAGCCTTAAGATCTCAAAGGAACGGATAGAGGAGGGCTTCGCTATAACGGACGATATGGACGATAACGCGATTGATACTTATCTGTCCAAGGTGAGACAAAATGAGGTCGCAAAGGGATTAGAGGAAAAAGGTTCGGCGTTCTCTGTCTCTACGTCCAAGGAAAAGAGCAAGGAGCTCGCTAAGGATTGGGCCAAATCATTGCCGGACGCTAATTAAAGTAAAAGATTATGGGTATCGAATTTGACAAAACAAAGATTAAAGGATCGTTCCCCGTCTTTTGGCGCGGGGAATGCGCAGTCCTTCCCGGAGATTTCAAATTAACCACTGAGTTGGCGGAAGGGACAATCGTGCGAAAAGGCACTCCTATCAAGCTGGACTTTGATCGCATGGAGTGCAAGATCTGTAAGGCTGTTAAGGTATTAGCCGGAGGAACGACCACTAAGCCACGTATAGGGAAAGATAGCTTTGTCGCCAAGGGAGATTCTATTGGTGGGCAGAGCGTGAGTTCCGTAGATTCAAGCAACTCTGATTATGACGTGGTTACATTGGCTGCCGCTGTAGAGTCTGCTACAGAAGGGGCGATTCTTGCCGTGGGAACGGATGAGCCTGACGCTGTGGTTGAGACAACGTTTGTCTATACGAAGAATATGTCTTTCCAGACGGTATCGGCGGGATATGAGGTCCTTATCCTTAAGGATGTGGCTTATCCAGTCCCTTCTTCATGGTTGACGGGATTCAGCATGAAGAATAATCCCACTATTAAGTATATTAGACAGTAAGGAGGTGAACGATGGATGTTTATAGTTCTATTTTTGGCGAACTGACAAAAGAGGTTCAGATTCGTATTGACGCTGCCACGGAGCTTCGCAAGCGCTTGTTTGACCAGAATATCTACGAGCGTTATCTTGATTGGGATGTCCCGACTATCGGCCTTAATTTTGAGGAGCTGATCGGGCAATACAACTTGAGCGTGGCGGCGGCTACCCTTGATTCTAAGGGAAAGGAACCGATCTTGGGTACGGAGGGGCTTGAGACCTTGAAGCAAAAGGTCCTTACCCACCAGATGAGTTACTCAATGCCGATCGAGGAGTATCGTAAGGTCTTGCAGATCCTAGACTCTAGTATGTTGACGGATGACCAGAAGACACAGCAGCTCATTAATCTGATGTGGAATAACGTATCTACCGTTGTTAAATCCGTACAATCTAAGCTCGATATTATTTTCTTGGGTGCCTTGTCTAACAAGGGGGTATTTACCTTTAATGCCAATAATAACCCTGAAGGAGGGGTACGTGGTATTATTGATTACAAGATGCCGCCCGAGAATATCGCTAGCGTTACTCTTGACTGGACGGATCCCAATAAGGACAACGTCGATCCTTTCGAGGATATCCAAGGTGTCGTGGATGCGGCCCAAGACAAGGTGACGTTTGATAAGATATTGATGTCTCCGGCCAGATTGTCTTATTTGCTTAAGAGCAGGAAGATGAAACAGGTCATTTTTGGGACCGACAAATCCGGCACTCCCCTTTTGATGTCCGGTTTGAATGAGTTCTTACGCTCCAATGATCTTCCTGTCATAGAGACAGTGAGACGTATCACCCGTATCCAAGACAACGGCAAGTTATCCGAGTACAAGCCTTGGAATGACAAGAATATCGTCTTTGTCCCGGCAGGTAAATTAGGTGTCATCAAGAACGCTTACGCCGATAATGAGTTGAGACAGGAACCGGGCGTTACTTACTCTAATTATGGCCGGATTCGTATCTCTCAATGGGGCAAGGGCGAGACGGATAATTCCAATGGCGTAGAGTTTACCAAGGCTCAATCGCTATCCTTGCCGGTCCTTACCGAGATTAATGGTATTTACTCATTGACGGTGGAGGCATGACGATAAGAGACTACATAGGGCAGAAATTCTCGGCTTATGGAGATCTATCCGAGGCGGATATGCTGGATTTCAGCATCAAATCGGGGTTATCCCCGGACGATGAGATGTCTAGTGAATCCATAGGCAAGGTAGAGACAGGGATGATAGAGATCATCCCGTCGCTGCTATTGCGCCCTGATAGCGTCAATGAGAGCGGCTTCTCTGTCTCTTGGGACAAGGACGGCCTCCGGCGGTATTATTTGTTCCTGTGCGAACGGAACGGTGTTAGCCCGGATGTGTCTTCCGGTCTTGGGGTAGTCTCATCTTATACGGATTATTGATATGTATTACGCTCCTCACATATTAGAACGAAAGGTTGTCAAGGAATATGATCACGATGACAATGGCAATCCTGTTCCCGGGACTGGTGGTGAGTTATGGGAGGGACTGGGACGATGTAAATGCTATGATAAGAGCGCCGATCGGGTATATACGGTAAATGGCGTAGCCTTTGATTACAAATATCGTGTCGTGACAGATAAGATCAAGATTGATGCCGGGGATATCGTGAGAGTATTGAATCAAGATGGGAGTATTCGCGGTAGTGGCGTTGTTATCAACCCGATGCTCACGGATTATCTAAATTACGGGCAAATATGGCTGGAATAATAAAGTTAAGTTATGATTTGTCCGATGTGGATGATTTCATCTTGGAGGCCTATCGTGAGGTGTTCGCCTTTCTAGCCCAACTAGGGCAATCCGCTTATGAGACCGCCGTTCAAGAAGGTAAATATAACAATATTACCGGAAACTTGAGGAGTTCATTGGGATATGTCATATCAATGGACGGTAAGATCGTAAAGGAAGGCGGGTTTAAGAGGATAGATGGACGTGGGGAAAATTATGAGAAGGTTTTTTTCACGACCAGATCCCAAAAGACGGTCCAGTTCTGGGCTAAAGGAAAGTCCGGGGATGGAAGCGAGGGGAGCAGGCAAGGGCTTAGTTACGCTAGGGATCTGGCTTCTAAGCATACAAAGGGAGTGACATTGATTGTCGTGGCGGGAATGGATTACGCTAGCTATGTGAATGATATCCATAAGCTAAACGTGATAGATACTGCCGAGGCTAAAGTAATAGCTATGTTACAATGATAGTAAGCACGGACATACAGACAATCTTATATAAGAAAGCCTTGGAACTTGGTGTTACCGGGGTGTACAAGGAGGATGATACGCCTACAGGTAAGCTTGAGGAGGAGAGGGTTACCGTACACTCGAATTCCTCGGAGCCGGGAATTACATGGAAGGTGGGATTCGTTCATGTCAATATAGCCGTCCCTGATCTGGACGAGAAAGGAACGCCTGATTTGGACAGGATGAATAAGCTGGAACGTATGTCCATGGAGGTGTTCAAGGACACCTCGGTGTTTGATGGCACTCCTTATACCTACGAGGTAGACACTACTAGAATTGAGGTTAACAGGGATCTTAAATGTCACTACGTTAATGTGAGAGTATTATTTAAAGTTTTAAATGTAATAGTATTGTAATATGGGAAGAACAATTTCTGCTATAGGCGTAAAAAGGATACTTTATGGGGAGCCTCTGGTTGCTGCACCCACATACGAGAGCTTGGAGACGTTATTTACGGCTTTCAAGGATGTTCAAATCGTCCATCAAGGGACTTATGAATATACCGAGGAGGACGGTACGTTAACAGAATACAAGGATGAGTTGACCGGCCAGACATATCGGTCATCGTTTGAGGCAGGATCACAGAGCTTGAATTGGGTGATCGGGGCATATGACTTCGCTACCAAGGCCGAGCTTATGGGCGGTAAACCCTTGGATACGGATAAGGGATGGGAACGTGGCAACGCCGGCGAGCAACGATATAAATGTATCGTCGCTATTACCAATGATGACGTGGCTATCATTTTCCCAAAGGCGAATCTTGTGGGTCATGGGGCTTCCACGGATGGGGCCGTTGGTTTGTCGATGTCCGCCACCCCGCTGAAATCATCCACGACAATAGCTTCAGAGTATTGGTTTGACGTGGAAGGAAAATCCTTGAAGGATTGAATGTAATATGTCTTATAGGAACGGGGACGGCGGTATTTTCCGTTCGTCCCCGTTTTTGTTTAATTCTAATTTTTTTACGTGATATGAACAAGGGTGCTAGTTTAGTGGCTGACGCTGTCCTAGGTGAGGATTTCAAGGTCGTGGTCCTAGGAGGTAAGGCGTATAAGGTAAGTCCTCCTACAATAGCGACGATTTGCAAAGGTATACAATACCTATCTCTCATTGATAAGACAACATCGGGCAAAGAGGATCTTGAAAAGGTGAGGAACGATCTGGAAAATATATTAAAGGGATTGTCTGTGTTCGTTTTAAGAAGCGCTGATATGTACAAGGAGATCGATGGGGCTACCCTCCATGAGCTAAGAGAGGCGTTGGAGACTGTCGTTAAATTCATATCCGCAGAGGATTTTTTCGTCTGTGCCGCCTTAGCCGAGAGCGTGGCAAGAATGGCGGCGACACCAAGGTAACAGGTAATGAGACCATGCTAGGACAAGTGGCTACGTTCATGGAATCGTTGGGATTGTCTTATGAGGACGTGGTTTATAAAATACCATATCGAAACCTTCTGATCATGCAGAAGGATATATTGCATAGCGTTTCCGGTGATTTGATCGTGGAGAGAACCGGGCGTGATTTGTTGAAGCGAAAGGAAAAGGAGGGTGATTAATGGCTAAACTAAACTTCGAGGTCGATGCCGATCTACAGAAACTTATAAATCTTCGAAAGGAGGTGGAGGAGTTGAAATCCGCCTTGAAGGATTTCGATGTATCTACAGATACCAAGGGATTTGACGATTTAAACCGGAAATACGAGGAGGCGACACGGAAACTAAAGGACTATGAGCAGCAGATGCAGAATTATCAAAGGGTAATAGAGCAGCTTAAGGTCTCTAATGGTATTATTGATGGGGCTCGTCAGATAACAGAAGAATTGAATAACGCTACCGATGTGTTTGTCGAGCAACAACTGAAGGTTAAAGGCCTAAGTGACGAGATCAAAAAGCTCAATAAGTCTTACTTGTCTCTCTCGGATGTGGATAAAAATTCCCAGAAGGGATCTAATATATTAACCGACCTGAAGGAGAAGACCCGGCAGCACGCTTTAGAGAACGAGGCCCTGAAGAGGCTAAGGAAGGAGTATTCGGACAATATCAAGATCGAGGGAGCCGCCTCGGATTCTCTTATAGCGTTGAGAAAGCAATTGTCGTTGCTTAATGCCGAGTATGACCGCCTTTCCGCTACGGATAGGAAAGCGACCGTAGGGACTAACCTGCAAAAACAGATACAGGCCTTGAATACGGAGATTAGTTCGGCGGAGCAAGCTACCGGACGATATCAACGGAACGTCGGCAATTACGCCAGTAGTTGGAACGGATTGAGCGTGTCGGTTCAACAGGTCGCAAGGGAGTTGCCTTCCCTTGCTGTTGGCTGGAATACATTCTTTTTGGCTATATCCAATAACTTGCCGATGCTTGCCGATGAGCTGAAGAAAGCCGCTGCGGAGTATAAGGCGTTCAAGATGGCTGTAGCGGCAGGAAATAATGACGTGGCAAAAGTGGCTCCAGTCTGGAAGCAGTTGATAACATCTATTTTCAGTTGGCAAACGGCCTTGGTTGCGGCGATAACGCTTTTATCTGTCTATGGGAAGGATATTATCGAATGGACGAAAAAATTATTTGGAGCAGGCGAGGCTATAAAAAATACAAAGCAGCTACAAGATGAGCTAAACCAATCTTTTTCTAAAAATTCCGGAGAATTAAGCAAGTTGATTATTCAGTTTAAGTCATATCAAAGACAGTGGAAAGAACTTGCAGGTAATTTGCAAGAACAGCAGAAATTTATTGAGGAGAATAAAGATGCGTTTGATTCGATGGGAGTTTCGATTAAATCTGTAAGAGACGCTGAGAATTTGTTTGTGGATAATACAGATAATTTCATAAACTCATTGAAATTGCGTGCTCAAGCTACTGCCGCTCAAGATTTAGCTGCCGAAGAATATAAAAAGGCTATCCAAAAAGAAATCGAGGCAGATAAAATTAGAGAAAAAGCAAGTGAAACTCGTAAAAAACAGGAAATTGACGCAACCGGGGTTATACAAGATACTCGTTTTGGTAATATAAAATCTCATCAACAATTAGTAGAAGATAGGGCAAAAAGTTTTGATCATGAAGCGGAAGCTGTAGATAGAGACGCACAAGCCTTAAAGCGGAATGCGGACGCTTATTTTGAACTTGGTAAGGCAAAAGAACAGGCGGCTGATGATCTTCTTTCTAGTTCAGGCATTGAAAAGTACGATAAATACGAAGAAGATAGACTTAAAAAAGCTCAACAAGAAACAGAAAGGCAAAAGAAAGAGGCTGAAAAACAAAAAGAAATACAAGAGCGTGTTAATCAGCAATTACTTGATCTCCAGAATAAGAACCAGCAATCTAGGATAAATCTTATGGAGGAAGGATCCGATAAGCGCATCGCCCAAATAGAATATGATTACGATCGTGAAATAGAGGCTATCCGTAAGAGGGAGAAAGAGTGGCGTGAGGCTCAAGGGGGAAAACTCACGCAAGAACAAACGGTTGAAATAAAAACAGCCATTACGCAGGCTCAGGCTACCCGTATGCGGTCCACGCAAGAAGTAGAGAACGAGCAGATCGAGGCTCAACGTAAAGCCATGAATGATTATCTTAAGGAATATGGCACTTATCAAGACAAAAAAATGGCACTCGCCGCCGAATACGGACAAAAAATAGCGTTTGCCGAGACCGAGGGGGAGAAATTGATACTCGGGAAGGAATGGGATAAGCAGCTTTCCGACCTTGAGATAAAAAGTGGCAATACCGCCAATGCCATAATCGCTCTTTTTGGAGACATGAAGGACAAGACTCTAAAGGAGTTGATAGAGATATCCACCAAGGGAAAGGAGGCCTTGGAGTTTCTTAAGTCCGGAGAATGGGATGAATCAAAAGGCAAGGGATTAGGCATAACGCAGGAACAATTCGATCTTTGGTCTGATATGCCTGAAATAATGGATAGGGCAGGGAAAAGCGTTGAGAGCACCAACGAGAAGGTCGATGAGTTGCGACCCGCTTTTGACAAGGTGACAGAAGGAGTGAGGCGATTCTTTGCCGCTGGTGACGACCCCAAAAAACTGACGGAATCATTACATCTCATTAATGAGGGTGTAAATGAAGTTATGACCTCTGTTCAATTCTTGTCAAATACCTTTGGAAAACTTGGTGATTCGTTCGGAGGTGCTTTTAATGACATAGCGGAAGGTTTAAATATGGCAATGGACGCTGTAAATTCCGCTATGCAGGGTGCGCAAGCGGGTGCGATGTTTGGCCCTATAGGGGCATCCGCTGGTGCTGCTATTGGGGTAGTGACCTCTCTAGCGTCCTCTATCGCTAAGATCCATGACAAAAAGAACGAGAAACGTATACAGAGATTACAAGACCAGATCGATGTGTTGGATGCCTCGTACGAGAAACTAGGCCGTTCTATAGAAAAGGCTTATTCTACGGACGCTTCTAAGCTCATAAACCAGCAAAATAAATTGCTAGAGCAGCAAAAAGTGATCATCCAACAACAGATCGAGGAGGAAAGGAACAAGAAAAAGACCGACGATGACCGGATCAAGGATTGGCAAAAGCAATTGGAGGATATCAACGCTCAATTGGAGGACAATAAGGAGAAAGCTGTAGAGGCTATAACAGGAACCGATGTCATGTCCGCTATTGACGAGTTCGCCCAAGCGTATTCGGAGGCGTGGGCTACAGGAACTGATGCGGCAGAGGCTTCGACTAAGATTGTCCAAAATTTGATCAAGACGGCTATCATTGAGTTCTTGAAGAAGAAATTATCCCCTTCCGTAGAGGAATTCATGAAGAAACTGGCCGATTATATGTCCGATGGTATCGTTTCGCCTTGGGAAGAAGCGGAGTTGAACAAGTTGAAGGAAAAAATGGACGCTGAGGCCCAGAAGGTCTTCGACACGTCAAGCAAGTATTTCCAAGAGGATAAAAATGATAAATATGAGCAGACCGCTACATCCGGGGGTTTCGAGAAAATGTCTCAAGATAGCGCCGATGAGTTAAATGGCCGTTTCACCGCCCTGCAAATGACAGGGGAGGAGATACTGTTGTTCTTGCAAGGCTCCGAGCAATTCTTGAGCCTCTTGTATATAAAGGCCAGTATGGACGTGATATCTGTAAAGATAGCCTCGTTGTATGATGTGGCGGATGAGACTAGGACGATGATCGCCAGTATATATATAGAGTTACAGCAGATCAATGATAATACCGCCAATACCGTGATACAATTGAAAAAAGCGGTGGATAAATTGACAAGTATAGAGACTAACACTAAAAACATGTAGTATGAATGTTGGAGATATAACGAGACGGGCTATTTCGCTAGGGGCTTGCAGTGAATCAGGCAAGGCCACTGACTGGAAGAGCCTATGTTGGCTGTTTTTTTCCCCGCAAGGGCGGGAGTTTTGCGAGGAGAATAATTATCCTTCGTTGGATTTATTTAGAGGCATGGCTAAAAACATAGCTCCCTACGGGATATACGTGGATCGTGATCTAATTGAGCTTAACAATAAAACAAACGTAGGTGTGATAGGTAATACCGTGGCGTATTTGAGTTATGACGATAACACGAGGGTGCATAAGGTGATCTTGATGCACGGGGGCAAGGCCAAGATAGAGGCCGGGAACTACTCCGTGATATTGCTTGTCAATATCGGGGGATGCGAGGTGGAGATTATTAACGACGGAACGGCAAGGATATTATGTTAGGGGATCTATATATTAACGGGAATGACGCATGGGGCACGTATCGTGTCGCCATGGGAGAGGGTTTTATCCAGACCTTGCTAACCCCAGCGGGAAACAAGGATTTCATAGAGAACGAGAGCCGGTTGGAAAACGGGAAGAGGGTCGTGTTCAATAATCCCAAGGTGGCTAGCCGGGATCTTACCCTTACGTTCAACATACACGGGGATACGCAAGAGGAATATATGCTGAATTATAAGGCGTTCGTGGCTGTCCTTCAACAAGGCAAGGTCGTATTGCGTGTTCCGGATCTTGATATGACATTTACCCTTGTCCATAAGAGATCATCAAGCTTCGCCTTGGATCGGAACAGGTTGAATAGTAGGCTATCCGTTAAGTTCGAGGAACCTGACCCAACGTTAAGGGGATAAGCGAAGAGCCGTCCGCCCCTTATTGGCTAGACGGCTCTTCGTCTTATTGCGCTAAAAGATGCGTATTTAAAGATCGGAGGTCGAATCTTCCCGGCTTTGACCTCCCGTTGTTGTATACCGACACGGTCATATGTGGCTTGGGCTTGGTGCCGCTAAATCCGCAAGCCCTCTCCAGCTCGTCGATAAGCCTCTCCATTTTCAAGGATTGCCGGTTGAATCGCTCCATCGCCTTCTTGTCCCTTTGGGACGTTAAAAGCATTTCGTTTAGTATCGTGTTTATGTCTTTCATACGTTGTTCCTCATGAATTTAATGTTATACGAAAAGGCGTAATATTGTCATATGTCATTAAATAATGGATTAATTAGCCTTCCCTTTTTCTATGAGTGGCATTATCCCATGTATCTTTAATTCCTCATACAGAAATAGACGTCCCTTTTGTGTCCATTCCGTATTGAGGCTAACATCGGGATTCCCGTTTGTGTGAGTGTAGTTGTGGGTGGCGCTGTGAACATACCCTTTATTCAAGTATTTACCGTACAAAATCCATTGGTTGCGAACCTTGTGCTGTATGCCAAGATCACGAAGTAAGGCGTTGAACCTTCTTGCGCTCATCCCGTAATCTTGCGCTATCTGGGTGACCAGTACTGTTTGCTTGCTTTGCAAGATAACACGGGTGTACTCGCTTTGATGCTGTAGTTCCACGTTCTCCGCTCTCAACTCCGTTATCTCCTCATCCTTTTGCTCTAGCCTCTTCTGTTGCTCCTCTATTCGCATCTGTTGCTGTGCAGCTAGCATTAGGGCCTCCCCGTAAGATTGAGGCACCGGGTATTGTTGTTGGAGCGAACTATGACCTGTAGTGAGAAGCTCCTCTATTCTCTCATCTACCCATATCGAAAATTCCGTTGATAGCTTCTGGGCTACTCGGAGGGCAACACGTTGATGTGCCCAAGTTCTGGGATTATTCCCTCCTCTTGTAATTATCAGTAAATCAGCCAAACTACAATTTTGTAGTTTGGAAAACTTTTCGCAATAATCACTGATTTCCTGCGAGTTAATAATATGAGTAAGATTTTTGTCTGGAAAAGCTTTTGCAACCTCTGTAAGGTTTACATAAACAACGCCTTTCCGTACACGCATGGTAACATTATTACCATTATAAGAAAAGATTTTCCCCATTTCGGAGGGGTTAGCCGTACCTAATACAGCAATATTATTGCCGTTTGAGTAATTTTCATTCAACTGTAGCATAAACAATGAAAATTAAACATTAAACAAAGAAAGGCAAGAAGTACCCCACTTGCTACAGTTCTTTATTATGCCATGGGCTAAATAAAGTATGGGTACAACTTGCCTATATATTTTTACATAAGTTCCCTTATGGGTATAAAAAATCCCATAGGCATAATAAATAATAAAGAATTGTAGCACTACAAAGGTGCTAACTATTTCCGACATACGCAATAATTCTACTATATTTTTCATATTCAATCAATCATTTAATAGTTCACAGGTATCATAGTTAAGGTTTTGGTGATGCTAAATCTAATCATAGGTTATCTTCTAGGTATCTATTGAGATAGTCTCGTAATTTTCTTACATCTTCTTTTGAGGAAAGAACTAGTGTAACCTCTTTTTCGCATACATTGTCGCATACTGCAATAAATAATGCGGTGCTTTCATGATTAATGCTCTTGTGTCCTTTTTTGTCTATGCCGTATACATATGATTTTTGCATTTCAATAATAGCCCCATCATCTGAATTGACTGAAACGGTTTTGTACTTGCCTTCCCACTCTTTGACTTCATTTAGTGTCATATCTTCCGTCTGGATAAATCTAAGATTACCTTTACTAGCTAAATAAGGCATACGGATGATTTTATTTGATCTGTTTCTTCTATGTTTGCTCATCTTTCTATCATTTTAATTTGTTTATTATGTTCCATGACTGCATTGGCTACGATCTTGGATGCTTTTCCACTAGCCAATTCACATTTTCCGTTACCTCTTAGATCATTCTTCTCGATGTCCTCGGAGGCTAAAGCTTCCGCAAGACCCACTGCCATCAACTCAGCTATGCTCATATGATCTCTTATGTTCGCTGTTTTGGGAAGATTCTTCTTCTCACGTATTACATTTGTACCACCACCATACAAATGACTATATATAGCATTTGTACAATTGCGGAAACCTTCACGTTCCACGCCATGGGAAGCTAGTGTACTAGTAAATGCGCTACGGGATATTTTACCTTGAATCCTTTGAGCAATCCATCGCTCATTTTTACCTTTTCTTTTATATGTGTTTATGGCACGATCAACGATCAAATCGGGATTCTTCTCTTCTTCTACACGTTGAAAGAAAACCTCGTTAACCAATACGCCTAAATCTGCATCTAGATATTGAGCGTATTCAAGAACTACGTGCTTAATACCGTAAGTTCCACCACCTTTACCTCTCTTGGATTTTATAATGTGTGAAAATCCCACATTTAAAATCTTACTTACAGACTTTAAATATTCTTCTGCTTGAGGAAGTCTTTGCCATTGTCTAGGATCTTTATTTTGTGGGCTTCCCGCCAATATCCACAAGTCGTTCAGAGAAAACTTGTCCTCGTCTCTACCGATTTTTTCTAAAATATTAGCATCATATTTTGCTAATCCATTTTTATTTTTCATAACTTTGTGCAGTTATAAAAGTTAATATTATCCTCATTGGTAGCTCGGTCAAGCACTACCTTTGAGGATTTTATTTTGACCGAAGTGGTAGCCGGGGACTTGAACCCCGGTGTATGCCGTCCTACCTGCTTATTACCAGTCTCGCTTGACAAGGTAAAAAGCGAAGGGCAAAGATTGAAGTTGCCTATTGTGACGGTCTGCAACTGGAATCAATGCCCTTAAATATCTTCTTTCGCTACCGTCACATGAGCGATCATTTTCATATCACAAAATTATATATGACAAAATCCGTGGCCTATTTTTTTCAAGGCTCGAAAAACCACAATGGAGCTATTGTTGTAAAATCCCTCCGACCGTATTACCGGAGGGGCATCTACTTCCGATCCTCTCCCCGTCGTTCGAGTTATCCCGCAAGCCTGCAAGTCATGTCGCTAATTACGCTCATGAATCTATCGTAGGTCTTTTTATTCCATTCCTTGTGATCCGGCATCCAGTCATTGAATATCTCCATGTAGACCACCTCGTGAAGTCTGTCCTGTACGGTGACGCATAAACCGCCCGTCTCCGGCATAACGCCTACATTTATATGTACCGGTTTCCTTCCGATCATACACTCCAACGCAATTCTTTGCACGTTCTTCAATACCTCTATCGTTTCCATATCCTTATATTATTAATGCATAGTTATCAATCACCCGAATAAACCCTGTTACCGTAAAGGCTAGCCATACCGACATGAGATAAGACAACATGCTTGCGATACTCGATGCGTCTAGCTTCTTCCTCTGCCAATCTCTTGGCTTTGGCCTCATTATTTTTTATCTCTATCTTGGCATTATCCCATGCTATAGAAAGGCACTTGCCAAAAGACCAAGAGAATTTTCGGTAAAGTCTGAATAATCTCCATGCGTCTTTCATGATCTCACTCTTGTTGTATTTCTGTGTTGCCATTGTACTGTTGTTTTATTTTGATGATGCAAATGTAAAGCATATAACTTTACTAAACAAGCTATATGATTTAAATAATAAAGCATTTAACTTTATTTAGTAAGGCGTATTGATTTAATCATAATAAAGCATATTACTTTTGTGGTATAAACTATTATAGATATGTACAGAATAAAAGAAATCTTAGACGAAAAAGGTATTTCAGCAAAAAACTTAGCTGAAAGAATGGGCGTAACACCTCAGTATATAAGTGGTATTATAAGAGAAAAAGGTAGTGCATCTATCAGTGTACTTTCTAATATCGCTAAAGAATTGAATGTACCTTTAGCTTCTCTATTTGACGATTACAAAAGTACACCAGCAAGCAACTCTTTAAATGTAATTTGTCCTCATTGTGGCAAAGAAGTAAATATAGAACTAACCAAACCAAAAGAAAATGATTGATAGGGCTTTTTATGCTCTAAAAAATCGCATTGCAACTATAAAATAGTTACATTTGCAAAAACATTCAATATGGGAACAAAAGAAAAGTTGGTAGAACGCTTCAAGAAACAACCTAACGATTTTACGTTTGACGAGATGGAACGTCTGTTGGCTGTTTTCGGGTACGAGAAATCCAACAAGGGTAAAACGTCCGGTTCAAGGGTGATTTATCGTAATGGTGACAAACGTCCTATTATGTTGCACAAACCCCACCCCGGAAACATAATAAAAGGGTATGCCATGAAGCAAGTATTGGATGATTTAACAGAAGCAGGATATATAAAGTAAAGGAGGTTATTATGAATACATTGACTTATAAAGGTTATATCGGGTCTGTATCTTTCAGCGAAAGGGACAATGTTTTTTTCGGGAAGATAGAGGGTATTGATGGTCTTGTTAATTTTGAGGGGGAAAGCGTGCGGGAACTTACAACGGCTTTCCACGAGGCTGTAGATGATTATCTGGCGTATTGCGAGGAAGAGGGGATTGAACCGCATAAGAGCTATTCTGGTTCATTGAACGTTCGTTTATCACCGGAACTTCATAGTAGAGTGGCTGTTCTGGCAAAGCAAGCAGGCGTTTCTATTAACGCTTTCATAAAAAAAGCCGTGGAAAAGCAAGTTGCTGTAATGTTGTGATTTGGATTGAAATGATAATGTAAATGTATTAAAAATGAGCGTTTTATTTTTAATTTTGGCGACGCTGCTACCTTTCTTTCTTTTTACATCTTGTACTAACGAAGATGAAAAGGAAGTGATTGAGTTGAAAAGCATAGGATTGAACGTTAAAACTTTAAAACTAGAGGTTGGAGACACATATCAGTTCGAAGCCATAACGTCCCCGTCAAACTATCCGCAGGATGATTTTGTCTGGACTGTCGTAACTGAAGATAATAAAACAGGCGGTGGGCGTATTGACAGTACTGGATTATTTGTGGCCACTAAATCAGGAACGGTGATTGTAGAAGTAGTCAACCACGGGATAAAAGATAACAGTTCCCGGCTCATATGGGCTAATGCAATGGTTACCATTATTGGCGAAGATGGTGATAAAGAAGACGATGATAAACCAGATGAAGAGGGGCAAACACAGGTATCTAACATATCTTTTGAGGAACAAAACATAAGTCTGAAAAAAGGCGAAACCACTTACATTGATTATACAATACAGCCAAGTTATGCGGATGTCTCCGGAGTTAAATGGTATGTTTCGGACAATTCTGTCGTGTCTATAACGTCTATTTCAAACGGACGAATAGGGATTAATGCACTGAAAGAAGGGAAGGCAGAAGTCTATACGACTGTGAATGGGAAACGGTATGCGTGCCAGATTACGGTGGAGACGATAGCGGTGGAAAGTATAATACTAAATCCTTCTAATATTACTATAAATCAAGGTGAATCGTTTACATTGGATGTTTCTGTATATCCATATAACGCAGATAACTCAGAATTGAAATTTGAATTTTCCGATAAAAGTATTGCCTATTTTGCTAACGAAGAGCAACGAATAATAAATACATCAAATCCGGGAGAATGCACGGTTACTGTGTCTACGAAGGACGGGACGGTGAAAGCGGAATGTATAATAACCGTTTTGGAAATACCTCTTGAAGAAAAAATAACTGCGTCTACACGTTTGAATGGACTTTACAACAATGGTTTTATCACGGGGACTATGTATATTAAATTTCATAATGGTTCAAACAAAAATGTTACGATTAATCGGTTCTATGTATATGATTCTTTTTCAAATCAGATTGTCTATGAAGAAAAAGATTGTGGCAAATTAATGGGGGGAGATGACTGGAGTTCCGCCCTCATGTTCAAGATGGTTTATAAACCTTTGTATGTATGGGAATATGAATGCGAAGGCGAAAGTTATAGATTAAACTATCAATAAACATTTAAAATCAAGAAAATAAAAGAAAAAGTTCCGTACCATACCAGTGGCTCGGGGCTTTTTTTATTTCCTCCTACAACAAAATTACAACAATCCCGCCATTGTTTTTTTTAGGTCCGCTTGATTTTTTGCCATCCCCCTTATATGCGTGAACTTTGAGTTCATGATCGAGATTAAGGACATATCTGGTAGAGTCAAGTTGTCGGTATCGATAGGGACGGGTTCGGTACGTCGGTTTGAGTTGATGAAAGAGGACTATGTGAACCTCGTGTTCTCCTTGTCCGATCCGGTACAACTGGAGATCGGAGACAATATCGATTATGAAGGTAGCGTTTTCTACGTAACTGGCAAGACATATCCGACATTCAACGCATCCACAGGCGGATACGACTATAGCGTGCGATTCGACTCGCATTATTACCGATGGAAGAATCATATCCTATTTTACGATAGGCAAGGTAACAAGGAAGCGTCATGGAGCCTTACACGTGCTCCGGAGGCCCACCTAAGCATTGTCGTATCCAATTTGCGATCTCTGGGATTCAGGTATAACGGTAAGGAGTACCAAGCCGTTGTCGATAGCTCCGTTGACGCTGTCGCCAAGCTCGTGCAATACGACAGCACGAATATCGTGGATGCCCTTACCAAGATTGCTGAGGCGTGGGAGTGCGAGTGGTGGGTAGAGGGTGACAAGATATATATAGGTAGGATAGAGCGTGGCGATCCCGTAGATCTGGAGATAGGTAGGCAGGTAGTGTCCATGCCAAGGAGCCAAAGCCAAGACCTGTTCGCCACACGCCTGTACGCTTTCGGCTCAACGAGAAATATCCCCTCCGGCTATCGCAAGGGGGAATCCGGTACGGTGGTGCAAGGGGTGGTGCAAAAACGCCTCATGCTTCCTAAGGGAACCCCCTACGTGGACGTGGTACAGGGATTGACCGAGGATCAAATAGTGGAGGCGGTCGTTATATTCGACGATATATACCCTCGTAAGATAGGTACGATAACCGAGGTGATACCGAAGGAGGTCACGGAGGAGGGCGAGGACGGGACATCGGAGACATTCACCGTCTATCGGTTCAAGGACTCGGGATTGTCCTTCTCCGAGGAATACGTGCTTCCCGGCAAAGAGCTTCGTGTCGTATTCCAGACGGGGCCGTTGTCAGGCATGGATTTCGCCTTGCGATTCAATCCGGAAGGACTGCCGGAGGATGATCCGGAGGCTCAGGTGTTCGAGATAGTCCGTAATGACTCCTATGGCCAGACATTGCCGGAAAGCCCTCTTATACCGGGGACGGGGAACAAATATATCCTATACAATTTTGACACGCAATACGTAAGTGACACCCTTATCCCGCAGGCGGAAGAGGAATTGCTGAGAAGGACGATAGAGTATAAGGCCAAGGTCGTGTCGGACCCTTCCACTTACACATGCGTCCTTAACTCATACTACGCTTCCGGCTACGATGAGAATAATGGTATATTGAACCCGGAAAAGGCGATTGATCTATCCGTAGGACAGCGTGTCAGGCTTATCAATAAGGCTTATTTTGAGAATGGGCGGGAATCTAGGGTATTGGGTTTCGAGAAAAAACTTGATATCCCATATGATTCGCCTTCCTATACGGTAGGAGAGAGCGCTGCTTACTCCCGGCTGGGGGAATTGGAGCGTAAGTTGGAGAATATCCAATATAAGGATAACACGTACGTCAACCAAGGTAGCGGTTCTTTCGGGGTGTATATCATAAAGAAAGAGGATACTACCGCCGCCTCGGACGAGAACGTTTTCTCCGCTCTGCGGACATTATATGAGATAAACAAGGTAAAACAGGATAACGACAAACGTTACCTTCGTAAGGACATTCCCGATATCGCCCATGAGGATATTTTATTCGACAAGAAGATAGGCTCCTCCATCTTCCTCGACGGCATGGACGGCAAGGGCTGGGAGATCAAGGCCGATGGTCGTACCATATTTGATGAGTCATGGTTCCGTGGGAATGTTTTATTCAAGAAACGAGTGGGTTCCCATACGTTTATATCCGGTTTCCCTAATGGCTTCGGTTGGGATATTGCTCCATATAAACGGGTTAACTCGGCTGGTGTAGAGGAACAGAAATTCCGTTTAGAGATAGACGATATAAATGTGAGAGGCAGTCTCCGGGTCTATGAGTTCATCGTCTCTCAGCTTCGTGGCGAAAACGACAACGTGATATTCTCAGGGATGATGAAGGTGGAGTATTACGACCATGCGACCGGAAGGATTTACTTGGACACGGGGAACGGCGTGCTCTACAATCCGTTCCGTTCGGGGGATATATTGATGGTCCAACATTTTGGGGGAATGCCGACAGGGGAGAATGATTACAATATCATCAAGCAATACGAACTTCGGGTTGATCAAGTCGGCATCGGTAATTTATCGGACGGTGAAGATCGCTTGGACTGGATTACGTTTGTCAACTTTGCCGGTGATAAAGCCGACATTGCGCAAGGAGATGTATTAACCCGTATAGATAGCGTGGCTGATTCTACCAGAAAGGGTATTGTCAAGATTACTACGATCGACGAGATCGGCGCTCCATATATGGATGTCGTGTATGGGATGAAGACAGACCCCGATAACGCGACCAAGGCACGTATCGGAAATCTTTCCGGGATAAGAACCAAAAACGGTATAGATTTGACCGGTGTTTGGGGGATTTACGGTAACGGTGCCTACTTTGAAAATTCGACCTACATTCTTGATACAGGGAATACGATAGAGCAGGAGTTTAGTGTCATGGACGGGAAGTTTGAGAGCTCTATAGAGGGTATCAGAAACGATATGTCCTTGGAAGCGGGTAATATATTACAAAATAGCTCTTTCTCTAAAAACACGGATTATTGGGTGACGGAGAACTCCATAAGCTTTTGGGGGCATGACGGAGCGTTTATTTACGCCAATGATTCTTTCCTGTCAGAGAAGAGCGGAGTCTCTGATATCTATCAGGATGGCAGCAGAAATGTCTTGCGTATCAAGGGCTCGTATATCCTCCAGCGGAATGAGGTCATAAACATACCATCCCATGAGATCGAGGCGGCTGAGTATGACTATTCCTTCTCGTTACATTACCGGGTTGTTCAAGCGGGGACATTGGCTGTGGGTTTCGAGGGGTCCGGTCTTTATGTCTCCATGTCCTTGGAGCCGTCATCCTCATATCGCAAGCTTTCGAAAGCGGGGAAATGGGACGAGCGTGGCGATTTCCGTATTTCATTCGACGGGGAAATACTGATTTATGGTGTTTCCTTGTTTATCGACAACTTGGCGGATTCCATTATCAAGCTGGAGACAAGGATAGAGCAAACAGAAGAGTCCATCAAGCTGGCGGCGACAAAGGAGTACGTGGACGAGGAAACAGGCAAGGTTTATACCAAGTATGATTCTCAATTAAATATTACTTCGCAGCAAATATCGGCCGTATCAACGAGGGTGGATAATATAAAGAACACGATAGACACGGCGGGATGGATAACGTCCGCGGAAGGAAACACCTTGTTTGCCGCCAAGAGCTTGGAGGACGGAAACAAGATAATATCGTATATCAACCAGACGGCAACGACCACCACCATTAAGTCGAATAGGATCAACCTTTTGGGAGCCGTTACCTATTCTGATTTAGACTCCGCTCTGCAAGATAAGGTGGATGCGGCGGGTGGGGATGCCTTGGATAAAGCCTTGGAAGCCTATGAAAAAGCTTCTGATGCCTATGGCAGAGCGAATAGCGCCCATGAGTTGGCTGATAGCGCAGGCTCAACGGCTTCATCGGCTTATAGCAGGGCAAGTGAAGCCATTACAAACGCCGCGAATGCTTTAAGTGCTGCTCAAGAAGCCCAGACTTCAGTGGATCGACTTCCCGGCTGGAGCAAGGAAGTCGACATTATAACGGCGTTGGAAGACGCTACGGTCATAGTGAAAGGCTATATATCTACTTCCATGATCGACGTGGATAATTTGTACGTGAAGAAGTTGGCTGCAACGGAGGGGACTGTCGGAGCCTTTAAGATAATGTCGTATAAAAGCTTGGAGACAGATGACGCAGACGCTTTTATCCGTATGCACGAGGCTGGACAAGTTTTTACCTTTATATATGCTGGGCATGTAGAATCTCATTCCGGAAAAGGGGCAGCTTTGATTGGAATAGCGGATAATAGTGATTCCATGGCATTGTATACAGAAGGAGGTATAACGTTTAAGGGTTTAAGTACAGTGGCAGAAAGTTCCTACTGGAAGCCTTTATTAATACATTCTAATACGGGGGAGATAAGAAGAAGTTCCTAATATAAAAATAATAATTATGAAAGTGAATTTTCACATAGCATTTAAGAATTCTCAAGGCGAAGAAGCCTTTGAGTGGGTATCTGCCGGAGAGAAAAAGGAGAAACGTTATCAAATGATAGACGAGGTCCTTTGCCAAGGATTATTTGATGGCAAATATATCCACATGACAGGTCGTGACGAAGATGACTCTCGTAGCAAGTTACAAGCATATGAGCTGTATCTGAAGCTAAGACAAGCTAGCGGAGAATTGGATATAACAATCGAGGAGGCCGTATTGATCAAAAAAGTGGCGTTACTCTTGCCTCCGGGAGCGTATGGACAAATTTATAACATTATAGAAAGGGGGAATTAATATGGCACTATCAACATTGTCATCTGTATTGAGAAGCAAATACAAGAATACGGTAGGGGATTATGAGATCTCCTATGAGACAACACGGAAAGCGGGCGAAAAGGTGACAGAGGTATTGGCTTCGATCAAGAAGGGGGAGCTAAGGTTCGGTTATGTAAACATTATGGACAAAGGGAGGAAATCGATAGTATTGGAGGATGGAGTCTCGGACGAAGACAGCAAGGCTATATTGTCAACCGTGATAGACGATGCGGCAAATATTTTCCTTAAACAAGAATAATATACGATAATATGGCTGTAGGGGATCTTACATTATCTTCCGGCTTTACTCTCACGCCCGAGGATTTACGGGCGATCGCCGCTGAGAGCAAAAAGATCTTAGCGGAGGAGTCCAAGGATTTAAGTCAGTTCAAGGAGATTGACTCTATATCCTCCGTGTCATCTTTGCCCGGTATTTCCGCTAAGGAGGAATTAGTGAGAGTCCCCATGGCTATACTTAAGGGACTTGACGGTAGGGAGATAGAACTAGCCTCTTCGTCTACGGATATCCAATGGAGGTATGTTGGAAATCCCGGATGGAATGTGTTGGTGGAATTATCCTTGCTAACCGGTCCGAAGGGAACTCCGGGAGATCCTCCGGTCGTCTCTATCGGTACGGTCTCCACCCTTCCTTTTAATAGCTCGGCAACGGCTGGCTTTGTCTTGAGAGGGGAGACCCCAGAAGGTATACCTATTTATGCTTTGGATTTAGGTATCCCACAAGGCAAGCCCGGCCAAGACGGAAATGGGGCGGGGAACGTGTTTGTCCCTACGGATAATATCATAGCCGATAGATATTATATTTTTAAATCCTCCGTTGATAAAAGCGCAAACGGGGATTTTATCGAATTGGACAGCCTTGCCTTTGGTGTAGGTCAAAACTACTCGGGTTACAAGAACGCCGAGATATTCAATGACTATGAGAATAACAAGGCGGCAGGAAATTACGCCCACGCAGAGGGTATGAATACCAACGCTACCGGTCCTAGGGCGCATGCGGAGGGTTACGAAACGAATGTGTTCGCTAGCGAGGGTCACGCCGAGGGCAGGGGAACATGGTGCTTAGGAGCGCAATCGCATGTAGAGGGATTATATTCTTATTGTTTAGGAGATGGTTCGCATGTAGAAGGAGAATCAATAGGCACCCAGCCTTATTTTATTGAAAATACCGTAGGAGGCATAGCGGATCGGCCTATTTTTGATACGAGTGGAGATTCTTTAAGGACTTTCATAGAAGATTACGGAGTCTATAACTCTGAAAATATTGAGCACTCATTATTTTTTGACGCTGTATCTATACGAGAGAAGTTCGCTCTGAACATTTCAATTGGCACCCGAAGCCACCTCGAGGGATGTAACAATTTTATTTGTGATAACACAAGCCACGTAGAAGGATATAATAATATATGCGGTGATTTATATTATTCACATAGTGCCCCAATAGTACATAAGGCAAATCATGTGGAAGGATACAATAATGTTCTGTTTTCGGGGAGAGAATATACAGACCAAAACTTCTGTGTTCATGTGGAAGGATATAGTAATGAGGTTTATCCGGGATGCTCTTTTTCACATGTAGGAGGAGAGTATTGCACTATAGGTAATATAGCCCCTGCAAGGTTGGCGTTTTGTCATGGGAAGTGGCTGCTTGTAAATTCGGATTATGGCGTTTCTTTTGGTCGTTTTAATAAGCCAACACTAAATAATAAAAATGTGCTGTTTTCCTATGGGATAGGACGTGATGATAACTCGCGAGAAAACGCTTTGTCTATATTGGAAGATGGAACTGTATTAATCCCTAGCTTGGAAGATAGGATAAATGATGCTACAGATTCGAAAGTTATAGGTTTAAACAATAAATTTAATAATAATAACGAAGAGCTTAAGGCTATTATAGATGAGCAATCTAATCAGATAAAGGATTTGTTAGCCTTGTTACAGTCCGGAGTTGGGATAACAAAGGCTTTTGTTTCAGGTAGTGTTTTGGTTTTTACTAAAAATATACAAGCGGAAGTGTCGGGTGAAACCTTTTTTATTTCCGATTCACAAACAACGGTTGCTGATGGAGTATTAACAATCAAATAAATAAAAATATGGGAACAATCAGAAAAATAAATGTAAATGGGCAAGAATATGATTTGGCTGGTTCTGGCGGCTCAACAATGATTTCTGTAACCTATCAGGAGATAGTATCTTTGATTCAGGCAAGCTCTCTTGTCGCAGGGAACAAGTACAGGATCACAGATTATGTAACTAAAGTAAATGATAAATACAAGGCTGTTTCAGCGGAGAAACCTTTTGACATTATCGTCACGGCTAAATCTTCCAATAAACTAGAACGTAAAGCATCTGCCATAATGCGTGAAGGTGATGATTACTTCGCCGGATCAGACCTAGGATCTTGGGAAATATGGTATGATATCAATAATGATACTAAATCGTATCCAATCGCTCATGAGAGTGGGAAAGGATATATTTATAGGCTTATAGACGAATATGGAAATGAGGCTGATTTTGATTTTAAGAACATAAAATGGAAAATAGACTCAAATATTTTTAAAAAGGTGACAAATGGTCCTGTACCGTTTTTTACTTTTACTTTTTTAAATTCATATAATGGCATTAGCGAGGATTCGGTTATGGACGCTTCCTTGGATGGCAAGGCAATGAATAATGAAATATATATTCTTGATAGTATAACCAATATTGCTGTGTATGTCCTTAGTGTGGCAAAACCATCGATAGGTTCTGCCAGGATAAAGAAAAATAGCTCAAATAAGTCTTTTTTCATAGCTGTTAAAGGAACCGTTAACTCAAAAATAGATACTAATGATATGAGATATGGACTTAATATAGATGATGTCGCTATGGAAGTTAGCGGTAATACGGTAAATAATTATGTAGATATATTATTGAATGGCGCAAATTTAATGGTGACTAATAACCTATTTAACATCGAAGGACAGGCTAGACTCCAAATTTCAGGTTCTCTTAAAGGATGTACGGTATTAGGATCTTTTAAAGCTGGATCAGACTATATCTTTCAAATCTCCGAGAGTTGCCAAGGAAAGATTATTGTGTCCAATGGAGATGGAGAATCTTTTAAAATAATAGACCCCTTCACCCTTCAATAATATGGAAGCTATTCGCATAGGAAACGACATCAATATAGAATGGACCATCTTCCGGGACGGTAAGCCCGAGTCTTTGGATGGCAAGAACATTAGCGTCTTCATGACCAATGGCTATAAGAAGATGGCGGTAAAAGACCTCCACTTCCGGGATAACGTGATACGATTCACCTACCTAGGTAAAGACCAAGATTATAACGGCGTCTATACGCTGACCCTTATCGAGAACAAAGGGAAGGAGGGCATGTACACCGTAGACGCTTGCGATGCGTTCCGTCTTATCCCACGGTCGTGCTCCGTAGGTGGAGATACGGGATGCGGCAGCGTCAAGGTGACAACGGTAAGGCTAACGGGAGATATATCCGTTCCTGCCGTAGGGACCGGAGATTATGAAAGTATGACCAATAAACCACGGATCAACGGGGTTGAGTTGGTCGGGGATAAGTCCCTAGAGGAGTTAGGCATACCCATTCTACCGGATAATATCGTAACCGATGCCGATTACACGCATACGGATAACAACTTGACGGACGCTCTTTTGGAAAAGCTCGACGGATTGAGTAATTACGATGACACGGCGTTAAGAGAGGCTTTAACCTCCGAGATCAGCAGGGCGAAGGAGGTAGAGGGGGATCTTGACACGGCCATAAGGAAAGTTGCTTCCGATCTGTCCACGTTTATAACGGGAGATCCTGATGCGGACAATATCATCAACAGATGGCAGGAGGTGGTGGAGTTCTTGTCCGGTATGACAGAGGATAAGGATATGGCCGGAGTGTTGCTGGATTTGAAAAAACAAATACTTGCGGAGGTCACGAGTATCTTGTCAGGTTATTACACGTCCGGACAGATTGACGATAGGTTTGTCGAGAAGATCAAAGGGAAGGGACTTAGCACAAACGACCTTACGGATGAGCTGTTATCTAAGATCAACGGCTTATCCAACTATGATGATGAATGGGTCAGGAGTGAGATCGCCTCTATCAAGGCGGATATCGACACGTTATTGGGTGATGGAGCGAGCGACGCTATAGATACCTTCCATGAGATCGAGCTTTTTTTGCAGGGTATTACGGATAAGGAAACCCTAACCGGTCTTCTCAATGACTTGCGTGCGGAGATAACGGCTTTGATCCCAACCAAGACATCCCAATTAACAAATGACGATCACATCGTAAAGGACGCTAATTACGTCCATACGGACAATAATTATACTGACGAAGATAAGGGTAAGTTGGATGGATTGGATAATTACGACGATACGGATATCCGGAATCTGGTCACCGGTCTAAGGACGGACGTTGATAAGTTAAAGCCCGTTGTCACATCCACCCCGTCTAGCGGCCAGATAACCATAACGCCGGACAAGGCCAAAAACGAAGATCCGGACGTGTCGATAACGCTGGAGACCAAGGGAGACAAGGATAAGTCTCTGATGGCCGACGGCAAGTACCGCAAGCTGCCCGTGTACGGGAGGAACCTGTTGCTGGGATCGGGGAAGGAGGTAAGTAATTCGGCATATAATATAGCTAATTATTGGTTAGCGGAACAGATACCAGAGGGAACTCAAGTCACGTTGACTATTTGGGGAGAACTGGGTGAAAATGCCGTTTATTTTACGGTATATAACTCAAGTGGTTCGGTTGGGTCTATGGCTAATCTTAAAGATTTTGTTGACGGTAAATCAAGCGCTACCTTTAAATGGATGACAAAGTATGGGGGTAATATCTCGGCTAATACTTATTTAAAAATATATGTGGAAGGAACAGATGTAAATCCGTCTACCTCTACCATCCACAAGATCAAGCTCGAGTACGGCGACATCTCCACCGAGTGGACCCCCGCTTGGGAAGACATCCCCGACATCGAGGAGCGGTACGCCTATGGTGTAGAGTGGGACATGGCATCGTCAAGCCCGGACGGGAAGCGTGTGGGTAATATGCAACTACATCGGGAGTTGCCTATCCAAAGCGGGATGAGAGGAGTCGTGTTAGATAATAATGGGGGGATAAACGCTTATCTTGGTAACAAATGGAGCGATCCAGACGTTCAACTAGCTTCCGGTGAACCTGAAAATTTTTCAATAATGACAATGATACCTAGACATTGGTATAAATTTTACTTCAATGGTACCAAGTTTAGATGCATGATATCTGCAATCCCATTACCAGGATATAAATACGTGGATGATTTTTTTATAAGTTCATATGAGGCTACAATATACAGAAGCAAAGATCTTCTTATGTCTCGTCTGGGTGTTGATTCAACTTATAATGAATATCGTGGTGGTGACAACACCGCCGAATGGGACGAAACCTACCGTTCCTTGCTAGGCCGTCCCGTCACCAACCTCACCCGAGACCAATTCCGGCAAGCCGCGAGGAAACGTGGCAGCGGATGGGAGATGTACACCTACAACGCCCACAAGATACTGTTCTGGTTATTCGCCGTCGAGTACGCCACGCTGGACAGCCAGAAGCCTTTCAACGCCCAGAAGGACGCTAACGGTTTCGCACAAGGCGGCCTAGGTCCGGGACCGACGCAAATGACGGATTGGACTAACTTCAACAACACCAACCCCCTTATCCCATGCGGCTATACCAACGAGTTCGGGAACGGCTCGGGAGAGAAGGCATATGTGGTGAAGAACGCTTCCGGCGGTACTCATGCCACATTGATGGCTAACAGGTATCGTGGTATAGAGAATCCGTTCGGCCATATCTGGAAATACACCGATGGGGCCAACATACAAGTCACCACGGGTGATTCCGGATTGTCTATCTTATGGACTACCGATGACCCGTCAAACTTCAGCGATACATCTTACACAGGCTATAACAAGAAAGGCAACATCTGCCGTACCAATGGTTATGCCAAGAAGATGCTCCTAGGTGAGGATGGTGATATCGTAGCTACGGAGATCGGCGGTAGTAGTTCTACCTACTGGTGCGACTACTACTACACCTACACATCGGCTAACCGCATGCAGGTGGTGCTGGTTGGCGGGTACGCGGGCCACGGGTCGTTTGCGGGCCTCGCTTTCGTGAATACGAATGAGGCGCCTTCCGATGCGTATCATAACATCGGTTCGCGCCTTTGCTTTTTCCCCGAATATCGTAAAACGTCGGCGTAGCCGCACGTCTCACGTCGGGAATTTTTTGTATAACGATTAAATAACAAGACATGAAAAGAACATATAGCGACACTATACCGATCACTATAGAAAAGGACGGTGACGGCTCCTACCTGTACCGGTGGGATGTTAAAGAGGAGACAAGGGAGATGGGCGACGATATGGCCCCCGTGATCTCCTATAGTTACAACGAGGTCAGGGTATGGCCCACGTTGACGGCCAACAAGATATTGGAGGCATGTATCAACGCCCTATGGGACAAGGACGTGGAGCAAAAGAAGCTGAACGACTACAACGCCGCCCAGCTAGGCATATTGGACTTGTCATACGTGGAGTCTTATAAGACGTTCCTTAACGAGAGGAAGGCGTTGAAAGACCGTGTGGATAGCGATTTCGCCGAGTGGGAGGCGGCGAGAGAGGAGGAGAGCATAGTGGTTTTATAACTAAATAAAAAAAGGATCGGAAGAATGGAATTTTTTAAAATGATTTGCAGTATGAGGGAGCTACTGACTGTAGTCGTGTTTGAGATGTTCATCGTTATGGTGGCGATGGGGTGGGATTTCGCCTCGGGTTATTACAAGGCTAAATTGAGGGGCGAGGAGCGTAATTCGTATGGCATGCGTAGGACGGTCAGTAAGTTCATACTTTACGCTGGTAGCGTATGTATAGCGTGCGGGATAGACTCGGTTTGCTACGTGTGCCGGTTCTGGGAATTTATCCATCTGCCTTTCTTGACCAATGTCCCGGTCGTATCCTCGATAGTGACCGTATTTATCTTGATAACGGAGGTTAGGTCTATCTGGGAGAAGGCAGACGCTAAACAAAGGAGGCGGGCGATTAAGACAGCCGACATGATCGGTAAGGTTGTAACGCAAAAGGTTTTGGAGGACGCTTTGACAAACGCTTTATCCAATGCCATGAATAAAAAGAAGAAAGGAGAGTAAAATATGGGGAAAAATAATTTACCTCGTGGGTATCGGAACAACAACCCGGGAAACATCCGGATCAACGGAGACTTGTTCCAAGGTGAGATACGTCCGAGCAAGGACAAGTCGTTCAAACAGTTTGAGACGATGGCGTATGGCTACCGTGCCATATTCCGGATCTTGCGTAACTACTATAACAACTATAATTTGGACACGATCCGCAAGATGATCGGTCGCTGGGCACCGGAAAACGAGAACGATACGGACGCTTACATTAAGGCCGTGTCCGATTACGCCGGGATACCGGCTGACGATCCTGTAAATATCAACGATCGTGAGCAGATGATCCGGATCGTGGGCGGGATGAGCAAGGTGGAGAATGGTAGGGAGGCTGATATGTCGGATGTTATTGCGGGGTGGAATCTGTTATGAGAGCATGGCAGGTTATATTAATACTAATGTGCTTGGTAGCCAGTTTTACCGCTGGCTACCATGTCCGGGGAAATGTAGCCAGTGATTCGATATCCAAGACCGACACGTCCGCCAAGG